TAGTGATCTGCATAGGGTAGAGGCTGTCTTGGGTCCTCGTTTTCCGGGTATCAACAAGAAACTGAAGAATTCTTGAATCTACCTCTACTTTATAATCAGCAGGGTTGTCGGGGTTCTGACGTACCACAATTTGACGACCAGCTCTTTGAGGATTCTCCTTGTCCTCTTCTGTCCAAGTTGAAGCTCGGTATCTAGCCACCTCAGCCTTAATCTTACTTGGTATTTTCCAAGCACCCGTAGTATAAGACTCTTCAGCTATGTCATGAGCTTTTTGGAATACTTCCTGAGTATTGACAGAAGTAGATATTCGATTCAGTATAGAGTTACGTGACTTCTTCTCAAAAGTAACCTCAGTGAAATATCCCCCGGTATCAAAGCTATGTTCAACCTCTTTTGCATACCAGTCACCAGAGTACTTTTTACCGACATTCTTTATCTCAATGATTTGAGAAGACTTCATATCGGGGTTACCAACGAACTTGGCTTTTGCTTTAATTTGACTATTCACCGATTCGATGATGTCATTAGACATGAAGCTTCCCATGGTTGTGAATAAAGGGTCAGCTACTACTCGTACACCTGGTACTTGTATTTCTAATTCCATTTCGGCTAATACCTTAGAACGGTCTGAACCGGGATGGTCATAAGGATAATCTCCGTAAGGTCTCTCCTGAGAAGACCCCTGGATGACCAAGCTTACATCGGTTCTCTTCTTCAAAGCATTGTAACCTTGTCTCCATCGATTTTGCCACTGAGCTGTGCTACTGTTAGGAGCATAATCTATGGGATTCAGCTTTACCAACACCTTTCTCCGAATGACAAAGTTAGATACCTCATCTGGTGGTGGTGGAAGACTTACATCAGTTTTACCTGAACGTATTGCATCTTCGAACCCCTTAAGTCCATCTTGATACTTTTTCCACTCGGCTTCTATCTGAGAATTGTAAGCTTTAACTTCATCCTCAGTTAATGAGGGATTTGAAGCTATCTTCTGTTTAGCATCAGTTACAGAGTTATATACTGGAGGCTTTTTAGAAGAATTGTTTACCTGACGACATGTAGAGGTACTTGGTATTATAGCCCTTTCGAACTTTGCCATACGAGTAACATCTCTTGGCTCCATAAGTATCTCAGGCTTATTCCTTCTAACATAAGCATCCGGCTTACATGGGTCATCGTTGGTAGGTATACATTGAACTACCTCTGTTTCCACAGTTTTAGTATCAGGGTCTATACTTGAAGCTTTACCAGCTTCTATACTTTGTACGTATTTAGTTTGAACCCTGAACTCTAACAGTTCTCCAGTTCCACCAGCATAGGTATATGCAAATACCGTTTTACCTGACTGCTTTCCATTGTGTATCTCTATCTTGTTATCACGAGTGTCTACAAAGTTAGGACCTCCTGGCATAGCCTTAACTATACCCACTAACTGAGAGTATTTGTTTAAGAATGTAGCCGAACCTGCAATTACAGTACCTTCTGCAAATGTGGCCGGTATCATCTTTAACTTATATCTATCAGGGTCCTGAGCAGGTTTAGAAAGGTTCTCTGGAGTCAATTCAAGTATTTTTACTCCTACTAACCCATCATCTATCTCCTCAGAGTTTTGTATTTTTGTATAACAAGGTAAGCAAGGCTTACTTTTCTCTTTGCTCTGTTTTGCCATCACATGGTTGATTATCGGTTATTACCAGAGCTGTACCAGCTTTCTGAGAGTAATCCGTTACAATTAAAGGCATCTTACCCAAGGCTAATTCCTTGAATACCTCCAAGTACTCGGTTTTATTACCCACAAATTTTGAAGGTTCGGCTTCCAAGAACATCTTTGCATCAGCAAATTCTATGGTAAACTTTACTCCCTCTGGTGTAAACTCTATCTGATGACTCTTTATGTTGACCAATCTTACAGGACCGGATTTGAAAGAGCTGTCACTGAATATCCATCCCCACTGTATCTTCAAGGGCATCTTGAATTGTAAAGAGGGATGGTCCACTATTCCTACAAAGTCAGTTACTATAGTAAACTTACCTTTGTCTCCTTTACCTTCTGTGTACTTGTAGTTGAAGTTCTCGACTTCCATACCGATGGGAATGCCATTGAACTCGTCCATAATAGGAGAGCCAGCTCCATCGAATATGGCAAGGTATGGAGTACCATTACCGTTTACGAGAATGGGTTTACTATCCTCCATAATTCGGTATGATTAACTCCATATCCTCATGAACATCTTCGAAAGGATTGAGAATATCATTGGCATCCGCAATTACTCCCCACATTCCAGAATCTCCATAGTATTTGAAGGCGATGTTTTGGATTGTTTCTCCTTCAAGTACCGAATGAATTATATGGTCTGAAGATATTGCAGATATATTTCTTTCCAAAGATACATCCCCGTCTGGGAACTTTATTACATAACTGTCCTCATAGGGACTTGTTCCTGGGATAGTAACCATAAGTATTTAATTTTGTGTGCCTACTCTCTCCGTATCGGAGTTTTCTAGAGAATTTACTTCCCCACCATCATAGATTACTCCAGGCGTATACTGCAACTTACTAGCAGGGATTATTTCTTCCCAAGTTCGATTGTTTTTAGTTACCCTTTTGAAGGTGAGTGTTTGGGTTGCACAATTAGGTAGTAGCTTAAGGTCAAAAGGTTGACTTACAGTACTTGCAATCCTCTGACCAGTCTCTGGGTCATTATCATACCTTTTCCTCATACGAGCTGCATTTTGAAAATGAGTTAATTCATATGGAGCTGAAGCTAGTATGAAAAGGTCGTCTTCAAATAATCCAGAATTACCCCACTGAATTCTTAGGGTAGGGGGTGATGCAGAATAACCGTCAGCTCTTGCCCAGGATTCGAGCAATCTACATTTATTCACCACATCGTCTCTGTGTTCAGCATCTACTGAATACCAAGAGATGTCGAATGTTATTGTATCTTCTCCTCCAGTGTAGAAATAAAAGGGGTTATTACGTCCCATGGATTTAACTGCAGCCCAAGTAGCATTAGGTTCTACTCGTAATCTGTCAGGCCTGTTTTGAATCACTAAACTTACAGCGGGTGATACATTCAGGTTAGCAATAACAATGTCGTTCTTTATCAGTTCAGAAGTCAACTTGTTTGCTACAGTATAATCTATGGACTTAGCCTTCAAAATCTGTTCAGGAGAAACCCCAGCTGTTTCAGCAGCTATACGATTCTGAGTCCAAGGGTCCTGAGCCTGAGCTAAAGAGAACGAACCCTTTCGGGCTACATGCAAATTCTTTGCGTCATAGGCTTTACCCATCTTATTGGGTTCTGCCTTAGCCATTGGAGAAGTAGCCCTGTTTATGAGTATCAGGGCTCTCCATACTTTATTGAGAGGAGATTGGAATATCCTCCCTTGCTCAAGGTCAACTACTTCTTGAGCTACTTTTCCTAAAGGTTTTCCTATGAGCGATGCCATGATTTATTAGTTTACTCCAGCAGCTACATTTATCTCTGAATCTCTTTCACCAAGGTACTCTTCCAGGAACTTCTTACCATCCATATTGATAGTTAAGTGAGTACCTCTATTTTCCCGATTGTTGAGCTTATCAGTATAAACTCCGAGCATCTGTACTAACCACCGTATCTCTTGGATAGTTAACATTTGGAGATTATCCTTTTGTTTATAACCCTCTCGGCTGGCTTTGATAGCAGATGCCAGGTCATTTGTAGCCCTGGTATTTTCATCTTGAGCAGACTTGTTACCTTTAATAGCACTGTATATCATGGGCCCAAATATGGATATACCAGTAATGGCTAATCCAAGTGGACCTCCAAACAAACCGAGTAATCGAGAGCCGAATCCCAGTATGCCTCTACCCACAGAAGCCAAAGCTCCTCGAGATGCCGCACCTGCTGCTGCCCCTGCAGCAGTACCCATTAAACCACGAGTCATCTGACCCGCATTGGTAGTAGTGACCATTGCAGCAGGTACTGGAGTCCATCCAGAAGCTCCCCTACCAGTTTGAGCATAGTATCTACCATTGGCTCCCATTTTTGCTGGAATATTACCATTATAGAAATAACCTGGTAATCCAGCCATACCCGCAACGGTAGCCGCACTTGCTCCAATACCAGCTTTCCTTTGAGCTATGATGGCTCTCTCCATGTTTAAATAACCCTGAGCAGACATAGTGGCTTGAGACCAGCCGCCCATCATTAACCTTATCATGGTTTTGAAGGATACTTGAGAGTCACCATTCAGTAATAACCAACGTGCTCTCAGTCCCATCCAAATAGAACCTATCTTTAAACCAACTGCAGCTATAGCAGCAAATCCCGCTATCCATGGACCAAATGGAGTTGCCATTAGGTCACGAAGCTGAGATATGGCCCAACCGAGCATATCCAGAAATCCCATTATAATAGGATTCTTACCCAGGGCTTCACTGAAAGTAGTCATAAGGTTCTCGGCAGCAGATTGGATAATATCAATTTTACCTGCAAGGGTTTCCATTCGTTTCCCTACTACCTCTTCAGCAAATCCCGCAGAATTGTTTTGTATCTTATTTAACAGGTCAAAGTAACCTTCAGTATCACGCATGATTGCAACTGCAGCACGCATACCACGTACACCGAAGATACTCTTGAATACAGCATTCTGGTCTATAGTAGACAATCCTTGAGTAGCTTCTTCTATTTTACCTAAGATTATGGCAAAATCTTGAAGGTCTCCATTGGCATCTACAAAATCCTGTTTACTCAGTCCTAATCTAGCTAAAGCCTTAGCTCCCTTAAAGTTAGGATTGGTTAATGACTGAGTCAGGTAGTCTGCCATATTTCTTATAGAAGTACCTGCCATAGAACCCTGAATACCTGCATTACCCAGAGTACCTATCATGGCAGCTACTTGTGGTAACTGCTGTCTCAGAGTTACCATGGATGCAGCTGAGTATTTTATAGATTCAGCTAAGTCTGCCATGGATACATTTGATGACATAGCCGCCTTAGTAAGCTGGTCTCCAACTACATTAGCTGCATTTTGACCCTCTAATTTGAAGGTCCTCATGATATTGGTCAGTAAGTCAGCTGTGCCTCCTTTACCTCCCAACTCCATGCCCGTGGCATTAGCCATCATGGCTGCACCAGATATCATTTGCTGAATCTGGTTTGCATCATTACCTGCCATTGCCAAGTATTTCATACCTGAAGCTATATCCCTTGACATGAACATGGTCCTTAAACCTAATGTCTGGGCAGTTTCGGATAACCCAGACATTTGATTTTCGGTAGCTCCTGATATAGCTCCTACTGAAGTCATCATATCGATGAAATCAGCTCCAGTTGCAATAGTAGTGGTTAATGTCGATACTATCGAATTGGCCACTCCACTTGCCATATTAGCGTACGACTGAACTGCGGTTAAGTTAGCCTGTACGGCATTTTTAGCATCCCTATGTAAACCTCTGATAACTGAGCTAGCTTCCCTTGCTTGGTTTGAAAACCTATCTTGAAGGACAAGAGCCACACCTATCTCGAGTTGTCCTGCAGAAGGACTACCACTTGTAAAAGCCATATAGTTTCAGATTTATCGAACAAAAGAGAGCTGCCCTACTTTCCTTTGGGCAGCTCTTTCTCAAGGGCATTGTAATATGCTTCGGCGGCTTCTATAAATTTCTTCCTTCGCCGCCAGGGGAGCTTTGCTAGAGTGTTAAAGTCAATACTAATATTAGCTTTAACAATGTATAGATATACATCTTCTAGTTCTCCCGTGGGTAGAAAAAATTATCTACCGCCATCACTGGTACCATAATCTTCTGTCCCGTTTCGGGGTCTTCGATTTGAGTAGTACCTTGAAATATGGGGTCAAACCCTTTGATAGCAGACCTTATGTCCATCATATCTTTCGGGCTGAACATCCGGAAGTTCTTTACTGGCTCGTAGTTATCACCAACCTTCAGTTTTAGATTACGAGCAACCAACTCCTGATTCTTCGTACGTTCATTTGCGGGGAGATTTAATACATAAGCCTCTCCGGCTGCATTAAGAAGATCGAAGCACATCTCCTTTCCACTTTTAGTAGTGAACTGTATTTCCGAGGTTTGTTTAGGTACTGGGTAGAATGGGATAGCGTTAGGTTTTGCTTCCATCTCTTCCATAGTTGGAACTACATTGTAGTCGAAAAGGAACTCTTCCTGAAGGTTTATTTCATAGTCTACTTCACGAACTTGACCATCGGCTGGACCATCCCAAGCATACCTGAAGTCAAGTATTTCCCCAAGAGAAAACACCCTGGAATTTACCATGATTGCATACCTGTCGAGTGAGGGCATTTTCTGCACATCTTCGGGGGTAAGCAATCGAGTTGCTGTTATATCAGTATCAGTTACAATGCCTGCAATGAACTTTGATATGTTCATGAAGGTTTTGGCATCTACCGGATTAGAAAGGATATCATCATCCTCTCCATTCTGTTCCCTTATAGTTACCTCGTAACCACTGGGGAGTTTGAAGGTAAGTTTCTTACCATAAAGTGTTTTGTCTTCCATGTTGTTGAGTTGTTAAGTGTATTCTTCTGAATATAGTCTTGGATACGAAAAAGGGAGAGTTCATTGCTGAGCTCTCCCTTGGTGATTCACTATTACAGCTTCTCGCAGGTGTCTACTGAGAACTCCAAATCCTCCAGAGTGTTGTCCGAACTCATTCGGTCTAAGTCCTGTCCGTTTACCTTGCAAGGCCATACTCCGGTACAAGTCCAGGAATTAAGGATAGATACTCCATCCTCGGCCAGCTCATTGATAAGTACGGTTTCCTTGTACTGACTTGGGGTTAAACCTCCCCCGAGCAGCATATCCTGTACTGACATCAGCCAATCCCATAACCAGGTATCTGAACCAGAAGTTGTCTCCAGCTTAGATGCAGTTAAGTTACCAACTGATACCCTGCCACCGGTCTTTACGTCGTAGTTTACATCCCCGTGTGCAACCTGTTCGATACTTATCTCAGGTACAGTTACCTTCTGAAAGAGGAAGGGGTTGATGGGGTGCTTGACAAATATTATTTGCCATAAGAACTTCTTCCTCGGGTTTTTTACTTTAGCTCCTGCCATAGTATTTATCGTATTTATTTGTTAGTTATTCTGGGCAGAGATGGATACTTCACCGGTGCTCTTGTTTACAGCAATGTCGATGATAACATCCATTTCGATATCCTGCATTGGAACAACCTCCTTATACTTCAGCTGAGCCCGATATTTACCCTGGCGAACGTCGGCCTCATTGTTTATCTGAAGCTCTTCGTAACTCTGGGCATCCTGGTCACCTATCCACTCATAGGAAGTGATGGCATTGCGGGTCTGCAGGTCATCCAGAATTTCTTTTGCTTCGTGATAAATGAGTTTCCACGTATCGAAGGTATTGGGCTCTTCGATGTAGCTCTCTAAAATCGGCCGGAGGTTTTTCTTCAGATAGAGATTGAGACGAACTATGGAGATGAATTTCTCCGAATCGTCTACTGGGTTCGAAGTGAAACCATGCCAGAGCATAGTGCGCTGACCCTGGGTCCTGGTGTTCTTTATTACGAACAGGTTCATGTACCACTGAGCGAACTCGTTAAGAGTATCCACTTCAGCAGGTCCTCCCAAGTTCTTCATAACCGGACCAAGTGCCGAAGTGATTACACCCCTATTCATACCCGAGAATGAATACCAAGGCCCATAGGTAGAAGCACAAATAGCATCGAGTCCAATTACTGAACCGAGCACATCGCATTTCTGAAGAGAACCGTTTTCGTTGTAGTACTTGATACCACCGCCGAAGTATGCCACCTCTTTCTTTGCACCAATGGCCTGTACCAAAGTCTTAAGTGCCGAAAGTGTCTCTTCGGGAGTTGCTGGGGTACGAGTGTCAGGAGCATACTTAGGCACTTCCACATACAACATCTGTTCGAAGATGTTGTGTACATCGGCTGCTACTGAGATATATACTTTGGTATAATCAGTTGGCAAGTGCTGATGTATATGAGAGAGTATTACAGAGTATGCCTCATAATAGGCTTTACTTGCCTGATAAGCAGATATCCACTCGTCTGCCGTGGGAGTAGTACCAGCATTTCCCTCGGTACACTCCATATATACGTTAGATTCCGAAATCTCATCGGATTGTACCGTACCCTCGGATATCTTACCCACCGTGATCATCGAGTTCCAATTAGAGAACTGACGAAGAATGGATATGATATCTTCCATGGTCTGAATACCCGTTGCCAGGTTTGCCATAGTACCCTGACCGTCTCCGGCTTTTCCCTGAATAGCTTCGAGAGTAATGTTTGGGGCATTGTCCAGGAAATTCTGCAGAGTATTTACATTTATCGAAGGATTAGTTACCCCCTTGGAGGTATTCGCTGATACTGCCGAGAAGAACAGCATTTCGTTTAGCATGCTGTCGTAAGTCGGAATATTGGTAGTATCATCCCGGCCACCATACTGAATGATGCTTGCACGGAGTGTTGGTTCCGTGGATACATTCAGCTTCAGGTAAAAAGGACGATTGAGATTAACTCCCGTATCATCCAATACCGGAGAACCAGCCTCTCGAGTACGTATGGCCATGTGCATAGAGAGACTGTTCTCAGCCCCACTCGGGTCGGATATAGTAATGGAAATAACCGAAGAACCGTCTGGTACCGATACCGAGGGAACTGCCCGAGAAGAAGCCGATGTTACCGACATAGGCTTTGCCCAACCATAAGTAGCCCCAACTCCAGCTACTCGTGATACCCGGACTTTTGCACCCATTTCCAGGGCTTTCATGATGTTTGATACCGAACCATCCGGAACTATTTCCGAACCGAAGATGCGAGTGAACTGTGAGGGAGTTGCAATCAAGTCCTTCGGGTCTTCGAATGGACCCTTAGTAGTACGGGCTACTACATTGATTACACCCAACAGAGGTACACTTGATTGTACATTCAGGTTCTTAAAATTGAACCTTACTCTTGGAGTCTGTGGCATATAATTATTGATTAAGGTTATGATAGTAAAAAAGAATCCACCTCCACGTACCCTCAAGTAAGAACCAGGGTCGATTGGAGGTATAGGTGGGTCAGACTCCTTGGGGAACCTTCAGAGTGTAATCGGCATTTTCTAGAAGCACGGAAATATCTCTTATTGGAGTAATTACCTCTGGAGGAGTGTTACCATCTAAGAGGCAATCCTGTACTTCAAATTGGTATACCTTTTCCATCAACCCATTATCCAAATCCGGCATGTTATAAAAATTAACTATCCGGAGGAATATATTTCCTGTGAATAGAAATTTGGGTTCTTCGTATGGTTTTAGGTAGCCTCTTTGAGGAACTGCCCAGAACATAATCTGATGCAACAGTCTCATGTGTTCTGCGGAATGAGCACATAGTCTTATGTTCATGTATTGTGATAGGGTTTCATAAGGTACTTCAGTTGCAGTGTAACCTATGCCCTCTTCTTTCTCTATTATCTGTCTCGGTAGTCCAATATCTCCAGGATAGAATCCTTCGGAATCAACCACGATACGGGGGGTTTCTTTTATACCTTTTGAGTGATTGTTACCCACTCCGAATATACTGACGTAGAAACCCTTTTCGTCAGTAATCTTTTTCAGGTCTTCTTTAAACCGTTCAGCATTTGCTGCACTGGTTGGAAGATAGTCTTCTGGGTTTATAGTGTAGCCCAACTTGATGGCCATGTTTAATATAGCCACATATATGGACCTCTCTATAATTTCCTGAGAATTTACCATTTTACTTGATTGGGTCTTACACCATACTTTTGAAGTTCTTTACGTATCTCCGTTAGGATAAGTTGCTTGAGCTTATTCTTACCACCAGCGGCTTTAAGAGATGGTGCCCATACGGGCCGGGGTGGAATCCTACCATCGCTGGAACCGAATTCCAACATCATGGCTAGTTGGTTTAGTGTTAGCTTCTTCTGAGAAGAGCGTCTGGTTCCGATTGGTAATCCTATTAGAACCCTCGATTTATACCTATATAACCCAACTGACCTCGAATAGAGACCAGTCAGGTTATAAATAGGATGTTGTCCCCACCTTTCAATGGTAGCTGGAGATAATGGTTGCCAAGTTACTCCACCACCCATCGGCGGTATACCCAAAGTTAATGACTTCTTTACGATTGCAAGGAGGTTACGTGAGAATTGACTCACAGCTTTATCATATCCCCTCTGCATACTTGGCCCAAGGTTACTGACTAAAGATTCTACCTTTTGCCATTCACCGTTTAGCTTTACCTGAAGTACAAGGTCAGATACTTTGGGAAGTGTGATATTTACCTTCCTTGCCATTTGTGTTAAAAATGTTTATCGTAAAAAGCCTTCAGTTCATCGTAAACAGTCCTGATAATACCATCTTTGTGATAGTGGTACTCGCCAGCATAACCTTCTATTCCTCCAAGTTTATTTGCCCACTTCTCTGTCCAAAAATCGTAGTAGTTATTAGTACGTTTGTGTAGCATACAATGTAATCCACTACATAAGCCCACGATTGGTAAGTATAATGGACCAAGAATTCGAGATTGAATACAATGACCAAACTCGTGATCATATACTGGTTCTCTTAATCCTGACTTCTCTGATAGGAAGATATAGTTTCCTAAACTTACTCCTCCATTCATTGTTGGAGCCACATAGAAAGCAGTACTCCTTTGTTTTAGGATTCTTTTCTCACCCCGTAGGATTATTTTATAACCGAGTCCGGCAAGGTTTTGAGGTAATTGCCAAATATACAAAATGATATGCCCAAGAATATGCAGGAACTTACCAAACTTAGTTTTATGTTGGTGTTCTTTTAAGATACTGGACATTGCCTATTCTTTCTTAAGAGATGCCTTTACTTTGAGATAGTGAACAAAATAACCGGCAATGAAATACACTATCGGGTATAAGATGAGCAAGAAAGCTACCAACCCATTGTCCAACCATCTCCAAATGCAGGAGAAGATAATTACTGAAGCTATGGCCAAGGAAATGTATAGCCATCCAAGTTTTGTAATGTTCATGGTTTATAGTTTTAGTTGTATGGAGCCACATTTATAAAGAAACGTTTTACACTTCCCACTACTTGGCAGAGTATGGTGTACACCTTATAACCGGAGGTAGGTGCTACATCGGCTGCATTCTGGTGCATGTGTATCACACTTGTACTATTTCGTTTTTTGAATGTAGGAGTTATATTATATGCACATATAAATGAAGCTGTTGGGTCTAGGTTATCGAAAGTATGTTCTAGTAGGGTCAGTGTGGGATTACTTGAACCAGTATACCAAAGGGAATCTTTACCTCTTAGATTCATAGCTACATTTGTACCAGATACATAATTTATCAAAGGGGTTGGACCTATATATACCGCATTACCCTCGTTTATAATGTAGCCAATGATTTGGTCTTCTGTAGCTTGGTCACCTAAATCGCTAAAAGTACCCTCGAATAGGAAATATATCTCATGAGTTTCTATCATGAGATAGAATGCAGTAAATAAGTCATTCTGAGTATCACCGTCCCACCATATCATACCTATTCCAGAAGAATCTCCAAAGGTTTTAACAGTATTATTACCTGTCATCCATTGTAACTTCCTTAGAGCATCTACTAGAGTATCACCGTTTTGGATATAAGGGTCTTGGACATCACCATACTTGGTTATATCTGACCAACCCGATATCTTTAAGTCTGATAGGCTTCCACTGCCGCTTACCTCTTCCCAACCAGAACCGGTACTTACATTACCAGATATATACACTTTATATCCACGGAATAAGGTTTTCTTGCCTTGTACCCATAGTAAATATTCTACTTGTCCTATAGTAGGCATTAAACCCGTGGCTATGGCTATACCATAATAATTACCAGAAGTTATACCTGTATTAGATGGTCCATTTACTACAGTAGCAGCATTAGCCACAAAGAACTTTACCTTAGTATTTTGAGTACCGTCAGAAAAAGGGGCTGAATCGTTAAAATCCGTTATTACTAAATTATTAGGGTCAGCCTTACCTTTGAAAAGGTTGGCTATCTTCTGCAAGGTAGTTTTCTGTGTGGCTGATATCTGAATTTGTTCGGTACCAGTGGGAGTTACGTCAGTAAACTGAGAACTACCTATTTCATGAAATTCTGCCATGATATTTATATTTATTGTTTACTTTCGTCTTGTATTCTGTTGCTTATATCCAGCTTTCTGGTCGTCATACATAGATACTATATTGGAGAATGTGGCTACAATTAAACTATCAGTCATCTGAACTACAGTGAGATAAGCCTCAGCTTGTTGGGCAGTTGTTACTCCGGTAGTTGTAGTCCTAAATACCAAAGTCTTCCTTCTCTCTACTCCAGTAAGGTTTGTGTCTGAAGTTATCAGGGATTCAGAACTTCCTTCTATTCCGGTATAATCAATATAAAAATTATCTCCGGAGCCGTCATCCCATGGTATACTAACTTTTGCCATACTCTGATTATTAAATTAGGGATATAGAGGGGATATCCCACCCCTCTATACCAAAATCCCTTGGTCCTATGCCTTGGGAGTAACCGTAAAGGTAGTGTTGGTGTCCACCGTAACCTGTACTGCCGAACCATCCTGAGGAACATCGACTGAAGTCGGTGCAACTTCGATGAATGGGTCACCTGCAGTCTGATTGAGAGTAGCAGTTGCTTTCTGACCACCATTAGCTATAGCAATAATCTGTTGCGTACGAGCTTCTATGGTTTCATTAGCTGCAGCACTCAGTGTAAGGCTGAAATTATATTTTGCTTTAGCACCTGGGTCGCCAGCGATTGCAACACCGCTTGTAGCTTCAGCACCGTTTGCCGTAAACTTAATAGCTGCAACATCAGCCCCGATAATATCTCCCGTACCCTTAGAAAAGGTGATTTTGGTAGTGTTTGATACACCGGTTAAGGTTATCGTACCACCATCCTTATCTACTGCCGGGTTAGTATTATCAAACCTGATAAACTCGGCTGCTGGGAGATGTTTAGCAACGAATTGCTTCTTCTCAGCTACTCCTGTACCCTCTACTTCAAAGGTAGCAACCTGTGCTAAACGATTCCCTCGGTTAGCTACTTCGGCTTTTACCTGAAGAGTAGTATCACCAGAACCAGATGATGGATTAACTACTATACCGTTCTGTTTTACTTCGGCCATTTTTTTTTATTTGGGTTTAACTTTGAATGTCGTATTAGTCTTTACGGTAGTTTCATCCTCATAGTTATTCATTTCGCTTAACTCAAGGATGTACTTAGTTAACTCTACGTACCTATCGATGTTCTCCATGTAGGAGAGTATCTTTTTAGTTTCTTCTGGAGTTTCTCTCTTCAGTACTACAAAAAAGAGCAAAGCTTCATCATGTGCCTGAGCAACCTGAGTATCACCAGTTGGTGAATAGACCTTTCCATTGATTACGAACTTATCCTGTACCCAGTCAAAGTTCCAATAACCTTCTTTGGTTAGATGTCCATTCTCTTCAAGTGACCTTTTAGTTACATATAATACAATATTTATACCGTCCAGTTCACCTGAAACAGTCTCTTTTAATGAAGGCCAAGTTCTTATGAAGTTGTACTGAATCAATCCGTCCAGAAAGTACGGTTCGTAGTTATTACCAGTATCTTCACCGTAAGACAGAATCTGGTCAAATCTCTTTAACCAGATTAGAGGTTGTTTACCTGCATCCACTTCAACAAAGTCATTTACAATGGCCTTGTATCGGTCCCATACTCCTTTTGTAATCCTTTTCCTCCGTGCCATACCCTATCTCTTTACAGGGAAGCCTGGGTCTGGGCCATCTAATGGTCCTGGCCTCCGGTGGTTGACTACTTTTGGAACTACTACCTTCTTCACTGTTCGGCAAATGGGTAGATAGATGGAAAGTCTTTCAGCAAGCATACACAGATTTTGTTTAAGTATATCAATAACTCCACCTGGTTGCATTGCTTTTATGACATTTGATGAGGTTTTAGATTCAGAGTCAGTATCGTTGAAGAATTCTACCTCAGTTGGACCTGTTTGTATTCGCTTAACCTCACCTGAACCCTGGCTTGACTCTGAAGACTCGGATTCAGATGTAGAGGATGAGTTACTCTCTTTAACTGATTCTGCAGTGGCACCAACCATCAATGAAATCTGCACTACCATATAATCATAGGCTGCCAATTCCATAATTAGCTGGTTTTCTAGAGCTTCGTAATACAACTCATTATTAAATTCCTCTATAGGTACTTCATGATTTACTAGCGGCTGAATATATAGCTGCCATTTTTCAATAAACTGTTGCTTCTCTTTAAGCGTAAGTTTACCGAAGATATCCCCAGGGATATAAGTGTCTATCAGCTCGTAGATACTGCCAGGCAACTGGGTCTTTACCTCTTCACTAACCCCAATAACCTGAGTCTTGGATAATGCAACTCCTCCGACGTTGTTAGTTATGGTCATCTTGACCACGTAGTCACCAGAAACTTCATAAAGATGGGAAGCAGTTACCACACCAACGTGTGATTCTGTCTTCCCATCACCAAATACCCATGTTACTGTAAAGTCGTGGGGTAGTTCATCAGCGAATCCCCTAAACCTTGCATTGAGTCCAACTACGGTAGATAAAAAATCTACCTCTTTCATAGTTTACTCGTCGTCTTCGTCCTTCAGCTCATCGAGGATAGCATTTACCAAGTCAAGCTTGGTATCACCTTCCTCCGGCTCAATCTCCAAGGAGATAGCCAAAGCCTTCAACTCCTCGGTGTTGAACTGTTCTTTGATTTTCTCAGGAGCTTCCTCAGCTTCCACGAGTTCATCGAACTTCTTCCGAACTGCTTCCAGGTCAACCTCTTTCTTTGGAGCAGGTGAGCTTTCTTTCGAGCTGGGTGCCTTGAATTCCTCGGCCTTTGTCTCGATGAGATATCCGTTTGCCAGGGCTGCTTTGATAACCCGCAGATTAAACTGCTTGTCGGTTAATTCCACAACATCTTTGCGGAGAACCTTAATCTTTGAGGCCTGGTCATAGAAGATACTTGCCTTAGGACTCAGTTTTACATATCGTTTACTTGCCATAGTTAAATTAGTTAAGGGGGCGGCTTAATACCGCCCCCAGGTTTGAATTGTTGAGTGTTACTCGATGATACCGGTCAGGTACTTGTCGACATCCATGTAGTCGGGGAATCCGTTGGTAGAGAATTCCTTCGTCGCATCGATGAGGATAGAAGCATCCTGATACATCTTCGAGAAGCCCGTCGTCAGCGAAGCATAGATAGCCTCGGTCTGATTCGAAACTATACGTTCCGACTCCAGCATCAGCTGTTTTGCAGTCAGCTTTATCATAGCTGCTGCCGGGTCTACGAGCATTACCTCGTCTGCCGGAGTACCGCCATGGATATAGAAGTCTGCCGAGTTAGGAACCGGAGTCTTCAGGTTCAGACGGGCATCGGTAGTACCCGACGAACGCAGTTTGAACTCAGGGAGGTCGAGGAGGTCTAGGGCCTGTTCCTCGCCGCCGATGATGGTACGGAACTGACGACCCAAGCGAGATGCCCGAATCCATACCCGGAGAAGGTCACGATACTGGATGCCCTTTGTGGTATCTCCTACACCGATGACCGGAGCCGATTCCGAACCGTCCAGCTTGTTGCCCTTTACGAGGACATCCATGGCCAGAGCATCCATTGCATAACCCAGCTGAACACCGAAGTCACGAAGGAATATTGCCATTACGTCCATCGATACGTAGCTTCGTACCTCGTCGGTAACCTTGAAACCCTTGCCGATTTTGAAAAGGTTGACCGACTTCTGGCCGAAAGATACGGTACCCAGAGGAATGGTCTCAGCCTCGTTCACCCGTGCAGGGTTAGCGTCTGACATGTTGACGAGCGGCATGATTGCCGTCAGCCCATTGATAGGCTGGTCGGATGCGATGATGTTGGGATAGAATGGTGCTTCTCGCATTCCCAGATAGATTGCCTCACGGACAATCTCCGGAACGAGCCAACGAAGTTCGGGATTCGGCATGGAGTATATATTCTCCATCGTGTCGACTTTGGGATTGAACCCGACGGCTTTGAAATAATCCTCCTGGGTAATGCCATATTTCTCCTGGAGCATATCACCCAGATGAATGTCTACCGGGAGACTCTTGTTGCTTCCCTGTCGGAAGCCATCCATGTTCTTTACGATTTCGGGAAGCTCCTTTAAGTACTGGTCCCGAGTGAAAGTTTTTTCTGCCATGTTATAAATGTGTTTTTCTTGTTATTTTGCAAGGATTCGTACCAGTTCACCTGCCTCTGCCGTGTTTATAGCCAGGAAGGGAGTCTCGGCATTAGCCGCCGACGACTTGTAGTTGGGATATATACCGCTGTCATCCAACGTACCGTCGGTCTGTACATAACCAGTAGTAGCTATAGCCTCTTTTGCTATACCGTGAATAACAGTATAGCCCTGTACCATAACTGTTACCTCTACTCCCGCTGCCGAGGGTGGATATGCTGGGTACTGACTGTAACCGATAGCGATACCGATGTAGATTTCTCCCTCTGCTCCGGTATACGGAGAAATGGTACCGTCATTATTCAGTTTTACTGGCTGGCCCTGAACGATGGTATCATCTTTCTTTACCGGGAATGCCTGATGAAGCTTGTGCGATTCACTTTTGTAAATCACAGCCTGCGGGGTTCGGGAACCCACTTTGTGTAAGTCTGCCATAATTTAATTTGAAATTTGAGTTACTTTCTCTGTTATTTCTTTTCTCCTCGGAGTTTCCGGTCGGCCAGAGCTTGGGCAACTGCCTGAGTGGATTTGTCTCCGTTCTTCGTCTCATCTTCTCCCTCGAGATTGATAGAAGATGCCCTGCCCACGTCCTGAGAACCGCAATGATTGCAGTGCATCGGGAATTTGTCTTCCAGCTGTGCGTCATAAGTCTTACGAAGAGCACTGAGGGTCTCCATGGTGGTTCCTTCGTTCTCCAGTAGTGCCAGGATGTTCTGGTCTACGTTCTCCTCGCCGGAAACTTTCTTGTAGGCAGCCACCGTTTCCTCACGGAAGGATTTGATATGACCGTCCCAGTTTTTCTTTGCTTCCTTGTAAGACTCTACGTCCTTCTCGAGATTTGCTTTCTCTTCCTTGAGAGTCTGAATCTCAGTGTCTTTGGAAGCCACGGCCTCAGTGAGGCTCTGATTCTGCTGTACCAGGTTTTTAATCTGAGTGAGAGCCAGCTCTGTCGAAACTTCCTGACCTTCAGAAAGGGTCAAAAGATTTTCACCAAAGAGGCTCGCCAGCACTTGCTGCAATTCTTTGTCCATGTTTGTTTTATTTGTTTGGTTATTGTGGTTACCCTTTCTGGCACCCTTTTCATTATTAGATTGGGTGGTATTGTACTTTATATCTTTTTCAGAAAGAACCTTGAAGTCGAACATAGATACCCTCTTTGCTGGGTCATTTGCTTCGGCAGCTTTTTCTTCAGAGAAAGAATAGTACTGACTTCCTGCATAAGCAGGGCTGTTTAACTTACCGCTTTTGATAAGCTGGGCAAACGGGTCTGCCCCATGCCATACCAGAGATGTCTCTTTATAAGATATAATCTTGGTAACAACTCTACGAATCAACTCCCCATTCTCAGTATATGTACCAAGTTTGGAATAGAACTCCCATATATCTTCAAAGGCATGAGAAGGTTTCCATGCAAACTCTACAGTTACAGAATTAGAATGTATTGACGGAGGGTCCATTTGAATACCACGAGCTATACGGGGATTTGAAAGACCATCTATCTTCATGATACCATTGATACCAGCAGGGATAATTATCCCGGTCTTTTCATCCTGATAAGCTTCTTGCCACTCTACAGACTTAACTGCTCCAATAGCATTAGCTACATCGGTCTCATGGTCAAGGTTAACTGATTGACCTACCAATAAGGGCATTGATTCCTTCAGTACTGCTTCTGGAAACTCAGTGGGGTTATACTTCCTTGCCACTATTGCGGCAGAAAGCATTCGGAACATTGGCTCTATAAAGTCACTGTCCTTTGGCTTTAACATTTCTGGAGTTACTTCTGGCATGAACTGGTTGACATTCAAAGTGCCTCCCCACATACCAAACCTTTCCAGTGACTTCTTAGGGTCTTCACTGAAATTGCCAGTGCCCTTATAGAAGTTTTCGGAGAGAGAGTGAGCATCTATAACTATTTCTGGCACATCTGATACCATCAAGCTATGAGCTGCACTTAACACCATTACATCGGTGTTCTGCTGAGTCATTAACATAATTTATCTTGGTTTACTGTCTTGGTCTTTCCTTTTGGGATTAGGATTTGCTTTATCCCGGGTTTTACGGTCTGACTTATCTTTATCGTCTTCTCGTTTCTTCTTCTTTTGACCAGTGTCTGAATCGCCAGTACCATCTGAATCATCGGATTCCACTGGAGTTCTTGGTTCTGGTTGGTCTGGAGTTTCATAACCCATATCCCGTGCAAACTGGTCCTGACTGATTATGCCCTGATTGTACAGAGTTACATTTACCCGAGCACGGTATTCACGAGCCTGTTGTAACTTAATATCATCTGAAACAGTTGAGGTTCCAAACTTGATAGTTATTCCCTTGTTGTTAAACCCTGCCAGGCGCAGTTCTAGAGAATAAAAGAACTCCAGTACAAAGATTACCAAGGTTTGGATATTCTTTAACTGGGATATCATCTTGGACAGCTGTATGCCAGCTCCTCCCTCAGTACCACTCTGTGATGCAGATACTCCGATGATAGAACCATTTACCCCAAGGCCATTTGCCACAGATTGCTGATTCATATTCCAAGGGAGGTTTATATTCTGCATAGAAGCTGAAGTAGACCTTAGTTCGAATTCGTGGTCATCAATGTAACCAACCACTACTCCGTCAGACATACCTCCAACTATATTGGTCTTCATCTTCCTAAGAGTACTTTCTAAACGAGCAGTATAGGCTTTTTCACTCTCTCCAGCATTACGGGGAGGTTTAGCCATCTTAGCTTCAAGGAAACCAACCATACCCATTACCTCCATGATATGTTTGAAATTCTTTCGCATAGTATGCTGACCAGCGATAGAATCCAAAGCTGACATGAATGGGGGTACTCCGTACGGTTCATCGGTATCATTGTACATACCTACATAACAGTAGGTCTCTGTATTCAATCGTATGAATGAATCTTTGAGACCATCTACCAAACGAGGGTTTCTTTGATATGGGTGATATACTCCATTGTTCTCTCTCTTAAACCTTATAGTTTCGGGTTTAATGAATAGTATGGTTTCCAATCCTGTTAACTTCTTGTTTGGTACTCCTTCCACCGATATAGCACCACTAACAAGAAGCTGAACTATGAACTTGTTTACCAACCCATCTATTCCAGCTGTATACTTCGACCACCTCTTGGATACATTCCTCAAATGCTCCCTCATCTTGGTAGACTCCTCAGGAGTATTGTTTGGGAAGTCAATAGTATGACCTGTATTTGACAGCTTGAACATGTCCTGCAATGCAATGCTGACGTCCGGGTTTATCTTGTACAGGTCCCGAATGATAGGTATTAGTTCTGTTCTGAACGTTGGGGTAACTAAGTTCGTCATACCATTAAGAGTGGTAATGAGTTCAGAGTTCCCCACACCATCATCTGGTTGAGAAACTCTGCCCGGACTTATTGAACCCTTTCCCTCATCTTTGTTCTGAGATTCCACAGGCTTAGACCTGGTGAACCAACTGATAGGATTAAGTTTCATGTTATATTGAATGGTTTATGCTTACTGAGGAATTACTACAGTACCAGATGGACTGTGAGACCTGATATGATTAGTGATAGCTTTACCGAATATCGCATCATCAGAATATGTTTCACCTTCCAAATCCAGGTCCATAGAGGAGTTATTCATTCTATGCTTACCACGAGCAATAGGTCTTCCAGCACCGTCATAAATAAAGGTGTATGCTTCTTGTACAAAGAACGGGTCTTTTATAATTACGTTCTCTTCCCTGATATCCTTCTCTAAGTTCTCGATTATTACAGAACGGTTCTTGGTTGTGGTCAACCATCCCGGGAACTTATCTTCTTCTGGTCTATTCTTCCTCTTCTTACGTAAGAGCTTAGTATAGAAGTATAGATTAGGATATCCCTCATCTTGAAGTATGGTAGTTACCGTCATACCAACATCATTGGTCTCGGGAGCTAACTTAGCAAAATTGAACTTCTCTCCAACATCACCAAGGAGTCGGGCATACTTGTTCAGGGGTATTCTCCCCTTATATACTGCAGCCTCTTCCCCTTCTTTATCCATACAGGTGAAAGCAGAGTAGTCAGTACCTCTACCAGTAGCACAGTCACCACCGATAAAGTATTCTTTGTTTGGGTCTGGTTCGTTGAACTCTTTATATTGACCTTTGAGACGGATATTGATAACAGGGTGGTCAAATAAGCATTCCTCTATAGCTTTAATATCAGCTAAGTCGAATACTGTATTCCCAGATGATAGGAAGTCACCGTCTATCTCCTGAGCTGTTCTCTTGGGACCCAAAGCAGCAGACATATCTTCATACCATTTCTCATCTCTGTCAGGGTGCATCTGCCAATACAATCTGATGGGATTGAATGGATTACCCCCAGATATAGCATCTACCCAAGTACCATGGAAGAAGTTCCCTACACCATAGGGGGTGTTATGAGACACGTAGTCTTCGTTGATGAGGTAAGATTCATCGTTTTCAACGCAAATATCATAAATGGTATCGTAATACTTTCTAACTACTTTCAGCTTAGAAAGATAGATACTTGTACCACGTTTACCAGATACAATACGTTGAATATAAGACTTATTCAGTTTAACCCCAAACTTATTATCAATCTCCTGAGATATCTTCTCCAACACTCCATAGTAGTAACCAAGTTCCTGATAACGGTATCTTATGTAAGCCACCACTCTTAAGTCGTAGTTGAATCCCCCTTTCAGTTTAGACCCAAGCTTCATTCCATAAGAATGTTTCGCAGCTTTTTGACCGTTCTCAGCTACTGTAACTATCTGGAGATTGGTTACATAGTTGTCTGAAGGATTGTTGTTAATGTGGTCAACTACATATCCTTCTGGAATTTCTCCCAAGAATACTTTAGCCACCAGATTGTGGACACATATCTTTTTCTTTTGACCTTTGTTCCACAACCTTATATTTAGGTATCTCTCCCTATTATTACAAGGTCTTGGTAACTTCTCTATCCTGGTTCCATTCTTCACTATAAAGATTCTTCCCCAGTTGGAGACTTCATAGTTTGGATAACCAGGTATGGGTTTGCATATCTCTTTCTTGGGTTTTACGGTTACTGGATTCTGCTCCAGACCGCTTATACCAGTATGATAGAAGATAGCAGGTATATCTCGTTTGATTATCTCTGAAACAGGTAACCAACCTTCAAGAGTATACAACTTATGTTTTGGAGTACATTTAATAACCCTACCTTGTTCATTGTGAACTTCCCAAGTTTTCAGTACACCCTTATTTACAGAACCAAGTACTCTCTGCCACTTTCCGGTATGTGATAATACTCTCAACCCGAGATGAGATATATCCATCTTACCAAAGGTCTTAGGACATATAGAATCAACTCTGAAAGGTCCATCTTTACCTATTATCTGAGTGTCACCCGTGATACATGAGTTTACTATAGCAGCACCACCAGTTGATAGAGTAGGGAAGGCTGATGCCCAGATAGTTGAAGCCCATCTTACAATTGCTGCTTCATCAATCACTAACAACGACAAAGATTCAGAACGACCAGCTTGGTCAGAGGTTGGAATAGATTCTATTACAGAACCATTTGCAAACTCTATAGTTGATACAGAACCGAACTCCCCTGCACGACCGTTTATGATAGGCTCTTGCAGATATGAAGGAAGATTCTTGTACATGAACTTAATCTTCTTTAGTACCTTCTTTGCTACGGTGTCCTTGATTGAGATAATGTTTATCTTCTTGTTAGGATGATACATTGCTAACCAAAGACAGTAGAGGGAGATTAGCTCAGTAATACCAGCCTGACGAAACTTTAGGATGATATTGAACCTGTTGAGCATGAATTGGTATAGCACTGCCTTCTGAAAAGGGTAGAGCAAAAACTTTACCATACCCAACACTGGGTTTATCACGTAGCAGAAAGTAGAAAAGAAGAAAGGGTCTTTCATCACCCGAACCAATGTCTTAAGTTGTTCGGGTGTAAGACTTGCATCTTCAACTAATGTCTTCTTTCTTGCCATGTCAGAAATTGTATGAAATTCTTAGGTACGGGTCGAGATTTAAATTATCCCGAAGTTTAGGATAATAGTTGATATTCAACCCGGCTTCATAATTAAATTTACTGGTATTGTATTTCAAGCCTAAATCCAAATCATGGAAGTTATGTACTGGTCGTATGGTATACTGAGCTACTGGATTAAATCTTTTTAAGAAAGATGTTTTCTTATGGGTTAATTTACCATCCAGGTAGTTATATTGATAACGAAAGTAATTAACTGAATACTCCTCAGTAATAAGCTTACAATCAGTATTGAATGTAGTGATAGATAGTTTATCCCTATTTGAAAGTATTTGCAATAATTTAGGAGCCATAGGATAATTGGTCAGGAATAATTCATTGTATTCAATTTTAGTTGAATCCTTTTGAACGATAGTAACTACTCTATCAACATATTCAATTCGTTCGATAGGAACAGAATCTATCTGATAGAGGAATACCATTTTGGGTAATTGAATCTTAGGGAATTCAACCTTTGGTACAAAGGGTTTATTAACCCAAATGGTATCAGGTTGCTCAGTAGAATTTTTAAGGTCATGCCTTAATTCAGAATTTCGGTTCCATAGCCAAAATATGGTTAAGGCCATAATTATAAAGGCTAAGGTTAGGATTACATTTTTCATCTTCTTTTATGTGTTTAGTTTTTCTTTCATATACCCCCCTTAAACACGTGTATAGATAATAATATACTGTTTAAGGTATATTATTATCACGCGCATATACGAGGGGGAGTCATCGTAAAATAGAGGCCTTTTTAAGGCACCTTTTTAACCATAATCCGACCTCATATACAGAGCCCTTGGTTAAGGTATTCCTTCCCTTATTTAACCAATAAGTTGGATTAGCCTTATCAAAATAAATTCGGAAGGTTTTGGGAAAGCCCATAATCACCCGGTATTCTTCAAGGCCCATAATCCTTCCGTGGGGATTGAATTGCCTGGATGAAGGTCTTACGGTTAATGGGTAACTTCTTTTTCTATTGCGATATACTCCCGGTAGAGTCTTCATCTTCTGAGTTCTCATAGGCCACTTGTAGTCATTTTTGAACTCAGTTCTCCATAGCTTTCTTACTTGAGCTACTGTTAGAGTGGTTTTAGATTTATCAGCATAGTGATACATGGCTAACTTTTTATCATCAGCTTCCCGATAATTTAGGTCTCTCCTAACCTCTCTTTTCAATTGACACAGATTCTTGGGTTTTGTAACCTGAAAAGTATGGTCAAATATCTGTGGGTTGATTTTGGAGTTTTTTCTAACTCCTATCAACACCAGACGTTTCCTACTTTGTTGGGAATTACCAAATACCGTAACGGAGTGACAGTGCACTATAAGTTTATAATCGGGTAAATTATGTTCCCATTCCCAGATAGGGATAAAATCTAGAAGTTTTGGGAGGTTCTCAAGTATAAATATTGCTGGTTTGAACTTCTTAATACTAGAAAGATACAGATTAAGGGTAACATCTTCCCGGGGTTTGCCCAGGGATTTTTTCCTGGAATATGAGAATACTGAGCTATGCCCACATGATGGAGAGCCTAATATTAGGTCTATTTTGGAATTTTTTACCTCTTCCAGTGACCTTACAAACGGTATATCACCAAAATTAAGCTTCCATTGCTCTTCTTTTTTGGAATGGAATACTGCTCTGGGTTCTACATTAGCTATAAGATGTTCCTTAAACTCAAAAAGGAGCGCTCCTTGGGCTCCACAGATACCTAAGACATTCATTGAAAATAGAATTTTATAATATATACCGGAAGGTCTTGCAAAGACTACTTTAATATGCAAATTTAATATCAAAACTACATGAAAGTTGGTGATTTATTACTGGTAACAGGTCCTGCCTTCTTTGAAAAGACGGCAATTAAGGAGAGGAAAAAGGGGGTTTATACTCTCGAGAATGGTATTAAGACAGATAGAGATCTCAATCCTATCAATTCTAAGTATCAAATCGAGGTTTTTAACGAAGAAAAGTATAAAACTCTGGTAGCACAGAGAACTTTGAACCATGATTTGGAGAAATTGGCCGCTATCAACAAGAAAGGGATTAAAAATCCTGATATAATCCGGTATGCAGCTGCCAAAATCAGTCGTATTATCGAAAAAATAGAAGGAAAATGATACGTTTCTTATTACATTGGATTACAGTAAACGTTATTAGTTACTCTGCATATTGTGGAGGTATGACTTGGAAAGCTTTGAAAGGAGTAAACAAGGAATATGAAGGTAATGAATCTTGGTCCAAAGGTAAGAAAGAAACTATTCAAACACTCATAATTTGTATCACCATCATAATAATCATATCATGTCTGATATCTTAATGACTGCTAATCCTGCTCCGGCTTGGTTGGGTTATACCCTTTTAGTGTTCTACACCCTCGGATTTATCTTCTGCCTATTTATCAGAAGTGTAATCGAAGAAACTCCTCTTAAAAAAGCCTCCAACCCAGTTAGATATGGAGTTTTATTCCTTATATGGGCAGTTAGTCCGGCAGTAATAACTGGATTATTTATACTAACCCTCAAAATTCTTTTCAAGAATGATACTCGAGTTAAACGACATTGAAATAATTTTAAGGAAAGCCAGTGATGAAGAGAAGCAATCCATTCCGGTTTGGGATGCTTATATAGAGAAAGTAATCATAGACGGGAATATTCCTTCCCTTTTACGGGATAAACTCACTGGTAAGATAAATAATCTTACTCAGGGATTCACCCAAAAGTTCAGTGGTCAATTAAAGGGTAATATTGAAAATGAGATATTGTCCTTAGAGGAATATGTATACCGTAAACATGACCTAACCTTTACTAAGCTAAGAGTAGTAAGAGAACATTATTCATTAAGAATAACTACAGCTAAAGGTCAAACATTCGATATTTGGGAACCTTAATAAAAATATCTATATGGCAGTAAAAGTTTATACTCCGGGTCAGTTCTATGCTGCTGGTGGAGTAGTAGAGGAAATGTTTTACCAAGAAGTTGGTAGAACAAAGAAGTACTTAAGGAAGAGAGTTGGTTTTGTACGTTCTTTTGAACAAGTAATCAAGAATCTAAAGGATGAAGCTTGGAGAAAGTTTCATTACATGAAAGCTAACGTTAGAGGGGTAGATTATACCTTGGTATATGACCCCGATAATAAGGAATACCCCTATCTTTTCGTAGAAACCAAGTTCTACTTCAAACAAAAGGCCAAGGTTAAAGAACCAGACCAAAAGTAGTAAATGTAATCACACAAAAGAGGTCAGATAAATACTGACCTCTTTTCCCTTTTATATTATTCCAAGCTGTGGTATTGATAAAAAAGTATTCCTGTAGATGAGATAGTAACGGTGACTATGGCTATAGTTTGGTCGTCGTTAACGAAACCTTCTTTAATGGGTTGATTACCGTTTACAGAATAACTATGACTAAAGAAAAACTCTACCTTTGAATCATTAAATCTGAACCCCGTGGATATGGCCCTCTGTTCATATAGACCACCATAATCATGACTATCTACTATTATAATGCCATCTATCTGTTCATTTTTAACTTGATTGTAGATAGTTATCAGTTCAACTGTAGATAGTACATTGGTTATCCAACCTCCCGAATCATCGGTTGGTAAGGGTAATTTTGCGAATTTCATATCATCTTCGATTATAGGTACATTACCTTGGTGAAATAAAAGTAAACTCATATCGTATGGTTTATAGATTAAAAGTATATCATAGTGATATACTTTTAATGATGTAATGTATACACAACAAAGCCCAGTAGAAACCTATAAACTACTGGACTTAATTTTTAATCTATGTTCCAATAAAAACCATCCAATGGGTAACATGTAACTATTTCCCTGTTACGATTTAGACTTTGACAATCAGAAGCTGACTATAAAGGTAAATAACTCCGGTATACAAATGCCAACAGACGACCCAGTACAGATAATAGACTACATTACCCTATATGCCGATGGAAATTTAGATATCCAGTTATTAGATAGGTAATCGTTCTAAGAGGGGCTCACTACCAAGGGTCCCTCTTATTGTGTGTATACCTTGATACCGAAACGATGTCTTCAGGTCTATATCCCTTAAATTCATAGATATCATGTTAAAGGTTTTATTTCATATCCTTTTCTTCCTTATGGGATTCACACTTACATTGGGAATAATGGGTGGGGTCCTTTGCTCGTTGCAGAAACATTCTAGTAAATTATTACAAATAATAGGTGAGTTATTCATATTCGGAATAATTTGCATTCTGGTAGTCACTCTTACAATAGTTATAATTAAACCCTATGCCTAATCATGGAACAGAAAGAGAAGAATAGGATTATCCTGGAATGGATAACCAAAGCCAAGGAGATTTATGTGAATACCATTATTAATTGTGGAATGTGCAAGTCATTCAAATTGGCTGTATTAAGGGATTCAGAATTAGAGAAGTCTTTGATTTGTATCTTACAGGATATGGGACATGAGTCAGAGATACTTGATGGTAAACTATTGTATAATCCTGAATGGCCTTTTATACTTATCCCTGAATTTAACTTTGAGTTTTTGGGTGGGGATAAAACTACTAAAGCTTATATGGAAGTTCAAAACCATAAGTTGACCCTTCGAGAAATATATTGGTGGAGCAAGTGGGATAGTGAAGTAAGGATTAAGGCATTTGATAATCTGATAAGGATATATAAGGCTAAATCATAGGCCTTATAATTGGAGCCTTAAAAATATCCTGGGAAAATTTTATGAAGAGCCTTTAGATGGGTTCTTCATTTTGTGTAGGGAGAGGGGGGATGTGATTATGTGGCATGTGCCTTTCAGGAAGAGCTTAATGCGAGGTTCTCAAAAACATCTAGCAGTAAAACTGGACCACGGTGTCCCTATCGCAAAATTAAATTTTATTAAAAATAGGGGACAAATTTGTCCCCTATTCGATTTTATTTACTTGCTTTCTTTTTCATTCATTGCAAGTAAAAAATTTTTGATTGTGTCCTTTTTTTCTGTATTTGCATTTGCATCAACGATGCAATTTGCATTTATATATACTTGCTTTGCATATTCTTGCCATGCTTTTTTTAGTGCTTTCCTTTTTTCTATATTTTTATTGCTTGCAATAAATTCTGCTATGAACGTATCTAACTTTTTACGCAACTTCATTCGCAGATTCTTTTTTTCTTTGTCGGTTTTGCATTCTGCAAAGATTTCTTTTTTGTAGATGCTTTTTCTTTCGCTGGTCGAAAAAATTTCATTGCCGATTGCTAAAATTTCATTTGCTTTCATAGTAGTAAAATTTTTAATTGGTTTAACTTTTATTAGTTCTTTTCTGTATTACAAATATACAAATAATATTTTCAACTACAAAATTTTAAACATAAATTTTGATTATATTTTCCTATAGTAGAACCGATTAGAATAAATATTGCCTATTAAGGAATTAGGGTGTTATGGTAGGTGGGTTTAATGGTAGGTTGAGTATAAGGTTATTGTTGGTAGGAGGGTTTAATGGTAGGTTGAGTATAAGGTTATTGTTGGTAGGAGGGTTTGTTGGTATAAGGTTGGATTGAAATCAGGCCTTAGCTGGCACCTTTGGGTACCTCAACTCCTCGGGTTATGGCCTTTAATGTTCCTTTTCATTTTCGGCCTTAGTCCTCAGGAATCTAGAATATTTTCATTTCATAAACAAGTAAATCTATATTCCGTAAGTATTAAGTTTCTATGATATGCCCCTGCTTGCAAATGGGAACACTTATATTGCAATCATTTCCACTGAAATTGGAAAATGGTTGAAGGCCTTATTGAGTACCATTAGGTACCTTACTCTATAATATAAAAGGCCTATAAGCCAAGCCACTAAAAGCGATATAAGGCCTTAACCCTATACATATCTAAAAGGCCCCCTATAAGGTAGGCCTAAGTTTAGGTTTAACCTGGGTTTTATTCCAGGTAGGATATATTTAGGAGAATAAGCCCGTCGGCGATATTTGATGAGGTTATTCGGATAGAGCCCAGGTCTGAGTTAAGTTCGAAGTTGAGTTTTTCGATTATGGGAGTTTCGAAGTCCCGGTCGGATTCCTGGTAGGAGGTATCCAGGATAAGGGAGATGATTTCGGCCCCGTGGGCAGAATCGAGAGTCCAATTGTGAGAGTGATAGAAGGAGAGTTCCTTAGGTTGAGGGAGAAGGTCGGTGAGGGTTTGAGCAATTTGGGAGATTGCAGGGAGTGCAGAGTTGAGCATGGAGAAGGTTGCAAGTTGGTTTTGCAGTTGGTTCTCAATTTGATTTTTAATTTGATTTGCTTTCATAATTGTAAAGATTAAAAATTAGTTATTTCTTTTCTGTATTACAAATATACAACAAATATTTAATTTGCACAAATTAAATATTAGGGCCTTCAAGTGGGCCTAAGGTTTATGGCCACTATAAGGCACCAGAGGGTACCCAGGTTGAATCCATAAAGGCCTTATAAGCTCATAAATAAAAAAGGCCTGGGTTGGCAGGCCTAACAGAAAAGAGAAATGAAAGCAAATAGGTGGGCCAACCCCCACCTATGCCAATGTCTCCATATAGGTTATATACATTCCCAAATCACTATCCGCAAAGGTTAATGCAATCCCAGCCCGGTTCGAAGTTACCATGGTAATCCCGTTACCAACTTCGTTTACCTTGTAATCACCTTGAACATATTCCTTGAATTGCTCGGTTAACCTACCGGTTAAATCCTGGCTTGCCTCGCATAACTTATCAATCCAATCGTAATCCTCGTTATACAGAGTCGGATTATATTCCAGGAACATAGCCTGAAACCAACTATCATCACTGCGAGGGTTAAACTCCTGGGACATACCCGGAATAAAATACGAAGCCCCGTTACCTGCCTCGTAAGCCTTATCCTTAATTAACCCCTTAACCGATGCAATTAAATCAAATCTTTTCATAACCTTAAAATTAGTTAATTATTATTATTATACTGTATTACAAATATAATATAATTATACTATATATGCAAATTAAATATGAAGGCCTTTGAAGGTTAGATTTTATCGACCTCCAAACCTTCCGGACCCATATTCAGGATATAACCTGCCCGAATCAAATTATTAACTACCGAGGGTACACATTTCTTAATATGCAACCTGAATTCCGATTGACCCATATATCCCACGAAGTTATCCTTAGGAGTATTGATGGCCAATTCAGTCGAATGGTGTTTGGAAATGATTTCCAGGGCAGTGGTAAAGTCTTTAGAATTAAGCATGGCTTTATGGATTTAAGGATTATTCGTATATAAAGTATTGACCAAAGGCCTTAACCTCGAAGGCCTTCTTTACATTGGGATGGTTATATACCTCTTGGGTATATATTGTAACCAAAGCTCCGATAATGAATCCCATCGTTAAGAGTAGGGATATTAGGATTACCTTTCTGATTCTTTTCATGGCCTTAAATGTTTTAGGGTATTATTTCTTTTTTCTTTATACAAATATAATCATAATATATTATATATGCAAATAATTCTTTAAGGCCTACCTTTAAGGTAGTTTAGGGCCTTAAAAGGTACCCTAAATGTGCCTTAACTTGAGAAATCAAATCTCCAATACTCTATTCCTGGCATATCGATTTTAGACACCTGTTCCAAAATCCCCTAAAAGACTCGCATATATATATATATATAATATAGATTGTATTCTTTAGGGATTAGGATTAAGGCCATTAAAGGCACCTAAGTGTACCAATGAAGCTATTCATTTATTCTCATGTATAGACAAGTAGAGTGGCCATAAGTCTCTTTATCGAAAAGGCCTTAGCTATTGGCCTTAACCTTGCCTTAAGAGACTTATGATTATATAATATAGACTTGATTAAGGTAAGGGTTTGGGTACCTTAAAGGCACACTTTTGGGCTCTCTTTGGGTCTTAGGGCCCTAAGTCTGGTTAGCTACTACGTATAGTAACAAAGATAGCTCCAGAGCTCTTAGGGTACACAGTTGAGAGGGCCCATCACCTACCTTAAATTTTTTCCTCACCCCGATTTTATGGCCCTTGGACTTCTTCGATATCTGAACCTTATCATCGACTGCCTGTTAACTTTTGCCCTAACCTAACACATAAATAAAAGGCCTTTAAGATATAAGCCAATCCTAAAAGCCTTATATGATTGATGATTATAAGTATATGTATTTATATACGCCTTATATATATAGGATGATGTTATGGATATTTGATTTCTTTTGTGTTTTGGGGTAGAGGGTATTAGAATCCTGGCTTTAGGTTGAGATGCCTTAATACTTCCCTTAGTTCGGAATCTGTATAAGCCTTTGCCTTTTGGATTGGGATGTTGTTATGGTTTGAGGCTATGATGATGGCCTTTTCTTTTGATACCTTAATTGATTTTCTTTGTTTCATAGGTTATTATTTGGTTGTGGGCATATCTTCTTTTTCTACCCAGATTTTATCTATGGTGGTTCTATGGAACCTGCCTTCGGTATTTAGGATTATGGCCATTTGATAACCTGAACCACAGTGCCAATGTTGGATATATCCCTTGTATACAACATCAGTGTAAAGCCCAGTATCTTCATCCCTTTCTTGACTGGTGTAATGTACTAAAATGTCTTTCATAGCTTTATTTGGATTTAGGGTAGAACTTATTCTTGAGAGCGGTGTAATTCCTTGTAGAGTTCAGATAACTTTGCATTGAGTTGATTCATTGAGAGATCTCTTAATTCTCTGGATTCAGTGCATTTCATAGTATAGATGATTATGAGTAATAAGTATCATCTGCCCAGTTTTCTCCTACGACATCCTGGATGTTTTGGATTTTCTTCTGGGATTGGTAGGAAGTTCTTTCCATTACAGAAGGTATAGCATCCTCCTCCCTCTTCTAAGGGTCTCTGACATTTTGTGCAGATATGGGTTGAATTGGATTTAGGTTTCATGATTAGTATTTTATTTGGATGATTACCCAAGAAACTATCAGTATTACAGCTACCAGGATTATCCATTCCAGTAATGCTTGCAATAATAACTTAAGTGTTTTCATATCCAGCTATCTTTGAGTTACTAGATTGGGTAGTAGCAGCGGATAGAGATGATACCTCCGTGATTGCGGATTACCCATGTTTGTTCGTATTCGAAATAATCCAGAGACTCGTAAATATCGAATACTGATTCCAGTTCTGTATTTGTACCACCAAATATTTCCGTACCCGGAGCCGGTGTGAAGGTGAAAGTATGATGACCACCATACTGATTGTTTCTGGTCTCTATCTTAGTGAGGAGCATACCATATCTCCGGAGAAATTCCCTGAATGTGCATTGGAAATACATTTCGGGGTCTGTCATGCCTTGTCTTTTGCACCATCCGTGAACTTTCTTCAGGAGGTATAAGTAATTGTCTGGTTGTTTTTTCATGGCCTTAATTTATTTAATTAATTATTATCTTATTTCCTATATACAAATATAGCAAATATTTTGTAATTATGCAAATAAATATTGAAGGCCTTTACCAGCGTTCGTCTTCGATAGTGATGCGAATGTGGACATTTTGTTGAGGATGCTCCTTTAACCATCTCTCAATCTCTCCAGCCCTTTCGAGACTGTCGATATAGTCTGGAGCTAAAGCCTTAACTGTTTCATAAGGTAAGCTCCCATCGGGATTTATCCAGGGTTTAGCAGGTGGCTCTTTTACCTGGTTTTTATTCTCGATTACTGCCATAATAACTACAATCAGAACAATGGCAATAGCTAACCACATGAATATGATTAGAGTACTGCCTTCTGAGTTTTTGTCTTGAGTTTTCATGAGACTTTATCTTTTAGTTGAACATTGTGAGCTGACATGAGTTCAGCTTTTGACATGAACTCTTTCATGTAACTCTCTTTAATGAGAGTGAGTACCTTCTCTCCTGTCTTGGTGTTGACCATCATGGTAGGGAGTACCTTAGACATTTTAGGTAATCCATCTTTACCGGGTTCCAAGTCCTCAATTAACTTTATCTCCGTTTCTGGGTCTAACTCCAGTATGTACGGAATCAATTCAAACATTTTCATAGCTTTGACTTTATGATATCCCTGATACCTATTAGTTTTAACTTTTGTTCAGGAGTTAAACCTGGGTCCTTCATTGCTTTGTTGACTTCAATATATAACTCCTGCATCTTTATTCTATAGAGAGGCCCTTTGATATGTTTACATACCCAGTTGTATTCTCTACATATTTTGTTGATTGAACTCATGCCCTGATGGTTATTACTAATCCCAGGTTGCAGCTCCCTACCAGTACTTCATCATCCCCAGTGGAGAGAATCTCCTTTATTTGAGTCATTGCTCCTCGGAAACTCATTTTGACTGCTCCCTCCATTTCATTGAACTTGACCAGGAGTGTATGCTTATATGACTGAGGAATCCGGTCCTGGTCATATTTAATCTCTACTTTATAATCGTAGAGTTCCAACCCTAGTCGGGAATCTAACTCTTCTACCATTCCAAGGTAGGTGTCCTGGATTGCTTCTTTAATGCAATCTACCTCTTCTTCCCGAATATTTCCCAAGTTATATGATTCCTTGAGACCCGAGAGCATAACCTTTTTATAATCTTTCATAATTATAGGGTTTTATTTCTTTTTCTTTATACAAATATAATGAATTAAATTTATATTTGCAAATAAAAAATCATCGGTCCGAGAATGGTATACCATAGTTTTCGAAGGCATCTTTAGCCTCCTGAGGTAAATATCCATGTTGTTTGGATGCAAGGTATACTATACCATTGCAATCGATTACTACCCCGGTGATAGTATGTTCAAAAGGCCATATAGGCTGAACTGCGACCATTACTGGTGCCTGAGGGTCCATTTCTGATAAAGTTCCTATCAGATCTTCGACGGTGTAAGTACTGTTATATCCCATGTGATTAAAGTTTTAGTATATCGTTCGGTCGATAGTTCTTTTTATTATTGTTTCCCGGGTATCTTTTACCCGGTCAATTAAGTATGCCTTAGCAATACTCTCATCGGTTTCGTCTACCCATTTGGCTATATCAACCTTTCGAGTGAGTTCCACTTCCATGTCATGAGCTGCATGGATAGTTTTGTATTGATGGTGATTCTTTAAGTAGAACCAGATAATCAGTTTATATCTTTTCTGTGCCATATTTTTGATGGTTAGAAGGTGAAATCAATGTAAACTTCCTTGTTACCTTTACGGAGTACTTCATGATTGGTATCTGACCATTTATAGGTACTGTAGGCTTTTGCTTCAGGTATGTATTCTCCTCGGACCCATACCTGAGATTCCCGGGGCTCTTCGATTGAACTAAGGGTAAAGTATTCTCCCCTTTTCAGGTCCTTAATTGTTTTCTTTTCCATACCTTAATTATTTTAGGGTTTATTATTTCTTTTTCTTTATACAAATATAAGAATAATATTTTTAATATGCAAATAAAACTTCTCGGCATTGGGATGTAGAAAGAGATTCTAGAAACTTTAGTTCCCCTTTGGGTCTAGTTTTCTTAGTAACACAAAAAAGACCTCTAGAAAAGAGGTCTTAATGGTCCTTTATTTATTAGGCCTTAGCTGGTATGAGAACCGGTTTGTAATAGATATCTCCTTCTGGTATGAGAGGATGTTTGAACAGCTCATATTCCAAGGCTGAATTATCAGGAAACTCTACGAGGATACATATACCGGAATATACTTTCCACCCGGGTCTGTCTTTGATATCATCACTGAATAGGCTTATAATATCTATCCGTACTTTGTTCTCCACTGGTTTTGTACCGAACAATTTATTAGTAAAGTTAAGTACTATACCTTTGATAGTGGGGTAATACTTCGGGTCGTACGTTTGGTACATTGAGTGGCAGTAAAGTCTGCTTGCCCGAATTAAAAGGTCTATTTTCTTATTAATGTGCATAGTTATAAAAAGGTTAACGTTACATGATTTTGTCGAATACAAAGTAATTAGTAGCTTCGTTCATAGGAAGATAATGAGTCTTCTCCATAAAGTCTGGTCCGGCTATAGTTATAGCCCTCACGTTGTTTGCTTCATCATCCTCTACATTGAGAATCATACCGATATTTGTATGAGTATCTGCATGGGCTACTCCTAATAGCATTCCGGGACAAATATCATCCATGACTTGCATATCGATATATTGTCCATCTTCTGATATGGTATCTACATATTTACCATTCTCTACATACTGGAATAGATTGCACCAACCTGTGATAGTATGTATCTTTATTTTAGTTGCACAGGCTGACGCGGATAGAGTTACTTTGCTATTAGTGCATAACCAACCCTGACGATTTACTTTTTCATCAGTGAAGACAATATCTTCCTGATAAGGAGGATAAGGTAACCCGAATACTTTAATCTTCTTACCCTCATTGATAAGTTGATTGATTTTGGCTACCACTTTGGTCGCAGTTAAAACTTCTTTCATAGTAGGTGTCTGTGTTATAGATTGAACTGAATTTCTGCTTTATATCCTGGCTCTAAACTCCCTGCCGTAAAGGGTATACCCAAATAATGAGGATATGGATTATGCCAGATGTTGTGGTTAGATAGTTGTTCAGAAGCTTCCTTGATATTATCTTCTCCCGAGATATAGAATCTTATCTCTTTCTCATTGGCCGAAACTACTTTGAGAAACCCTTGTACAGTTATATTAACTGTAACCTCCCGAGCTTTAATTATTAAGTCCATAACCTTTTAATTTTTGTTTATACAAATATAAGAAATTAAATCTAATTTTGCAAATAAAAATCAATGGTTATCTTCGAGTTCTGGGTCTATTTCTTCGTAGTCTATCCCCTCTTCTATTTCTCGTCGGATTTGATGATGGTCTTCTTCAAAGACTTTTAAGGCACCATGGTAGTCTCCTGTTACGCTATCCAATTCGGCCTTCTTGAGAGTTAAGCCCTCTTTATCTCCTCTATTACCCTCTTGTTTTGTTGCAACAACAACTGGTAATTCTTTAAAGTCATACTGATTTTCTACATATTCTATCTCTTTTATACCACCCTTGTCAGCAAGCTCTTTTTGAATCATAGACATGGCTATATCACGGGTTAGTACTGGTTCAGACTCACCCGTATTGTTGAATTGATTGTTCTGTTGGTTGAAGATATTTACAGTACCGCCACCAGACACTGCCCGTACTAAACTCTGAAGAGAGGTTGTGGACTGTTGCTTTAATCCAATGGCTTTATTGACTTCTGCAGTTATAAATGGAGCATATCTTCCCCCCTGAGAATCCCTGAGTATTTGTAGCTGTTGACTTATTTCCATACGGTCTTCCAGTGCCCAGCCTATGCAAGCTCCCATGAGAGAATCAGCAATCTCATCCATCTTGTTACGGTCAAATAAGCCGTTGTCTAGAAACGTTTGTTTCATTTGCATCTGAATAATTGATGGCTCACATTTCAAGAAGTCTGCGAGTTCATTTACTGAATAAACCCTTGACCATAATTTCCCATTGTTAACTATCCAAGTATGGATAACGAACTTGGTCAGATTCTTAAGAGCTTCATCATCTCCAGCATTAGCCTGTAAGGCTAATTGGGTTATACCTAACCCCCTTGGGAATCGTGGAACTATCTTCTGTTCTTTCATGATGTTTGATTTTGGTATCTAATAGTTAATCCTGATAAAATATATAAAAAGGCCCTGTTGTGGCAAGGGCCTTTTGAACTAACTCTTTGATAGTCAGGTTGCTGGATCACCTGAATAGGCTTACCTTCAATTTTGATGAGCTTATTGACAGTTGAAATTCATTTACTTGATTTTCGAACTTAAGCTGGTTACTCAGTGTCAAAAGCCCTGAATATAGCTGGTCTACATGTTTGGGGTAAATTACCTCTATAGTAACTGAATTTAATCTATACTCATAGCTCAGATTTACCTCTTCTTCTCCGGCTGCCTTGTATGATGTCAGAATATTATCCGTTATCATAACAGCCAAGGTTAAAAATGTCCTCATAAAATCTTAGTAACTTTAGAGTCTTGTATTATTAGGATTTACTTCTTTCCCTTTGCTTTAGTAGCCTTTACCTTGCCCTCCTTGGCCAAATTTTGGGCAACTCCGTAGGCAACTACGGCCTCCAATATTGGCCTCATTCTCTTTTCTTTCTCCTTGGCTTCTTTTTGCCTTTCTTCTTCCTCTGCCATAAGTTTAGCTTCTCTTTCCTGGGCCTTTTTACGCCTCTCTTCTATTTCCTCATGAATATTAGGGAATAAATTTGCCCTGAGAGGTATTACATGAAGGGCAAAGAATGCTGAGAATAATCCATCGGATAAAGGCTCACCTATCTTTTTCTTGGAAATTTGCCAAAACTTATCCTGCTGTTCTTTGATGACATGCAAGAATTTTTCATAGGTGAATTGCACCTGCATTTTTTTGCATGCCGTAATCACGGCCTCAATTCGGTCCTTAAATTCCTGGCCGAATGCCTCCATAAATTTTTCCCGGTTGAAGTTGTAATTGGGTTTATCCAATTTGAACTGTTTTACATACTCTGCAGTTTTCATAGTGTCTCGTTGTTTATAAGTTATTGATTTATTAAGTGTTTTAATGCTGATTCTCTAGTTACCACTTGGAAAAGGTAGCCTATATACCTATCTTCCCAATAAGATAACCAAACTGGGTTAGGAAACCTAAACTTATTCCTTTCCTTTATCGGAATATTTCGAGGCATTCCCGAAATATATAATAAGTGAGGCCCATTAGTATTCTCGATAAATACCGGATGTAACATATTTTCGTCTACCTTAAAATACCCCTTTATGGCATAATCTGGGATATACTGATTTGACCTTATTCCGCAATCGAATGCCAAATCCTCTACCTGATATAATTCAGGATTAATAGGGTATTCTTCTTGGGATTGTACCCCTTCCTGAGATTGAAGGTAGTAGGTTATTTTGGATTTATCAAGCGTTACGCTTTTTACTCTTTCGGGAAACATGGTGCTTATCTTTTAATGGTACATAGTCTTCGATGTCATCCAATCGGTCAGTCACTAAAGCATATACGAATAGCTTAGCAGGACGGAAGAAGAATCTTCTTATATTCCTCTCCGAAATGTAATGGTCGTATATCTTAAAGAATTTTTTCTGATGCCTATGTTTAAGGTTCCGTTGCGTTAGGTATGACCTAAGGACTTCTTTGTGCAACTCTAACAATTCTTTATCTACTTTCTGAATTGCTTTCTCGGGTAAGCCAACAACCATAATCTTTCATATCATTAAAGGGTGATTATACTAAGGGGCCAGAGCCTTAGCCCTGTGCCCCTCTCCTACTATGAAAGATTAGATTGCAACGGATTCCTTGACGAATTGGTTCTTGTACTCCAGGTATTCCTTCTTGGCCTTCTTGTACTCCTTCGAATCCTGGTTCTCGATTCGGAGCATGGCCAGCTCCAGCTGATGAATCTTGTTTCGGACCTGCTGCCGGAACTTCTTCCTGGAGAGTGTATCCTCGCAGTCTGCGGGGTAGATGTACTTGACTTCCCGTTTCGTTACTACCTCCTCGACGAGGTTGGCTTCGACTTTCTCCTGGGTCTTTGAGATGAGCTTGTCCTTCTTGGACTTTTTCTTTTTCTTTTCTTCGGCCACCGGTGCTGTAGCTTCTTCCTTTTTCTTGCCCTTTTTCAGAGCCTCCTTGGATTTCTCCACCTTTTCAGCCTTCTCCTCGATGAGGTTGTTGATGCCTTCGACCAAATCGGTCTTTTCCAGTTTCTGAGCCTTGTTGTTCTTGTTCTTTTTCATGGCTTACAATGTTAAAGGTTTGACATTAAATTAAAATTGTTATTATCTTTATTTCCTAATGCAAATATAGGGGAACTTTTCTATATTTGCAAATATTTTTATCATTTTCTTTGAGGTTGTGTTCTTGGCTTCTGGTGTGTTAACCTCTTATAGTTTTTCTCCTTTATTGTTTATGCAAATATAGATATAAAAATCAACCTCTGCAAATTATTTCACTAATTCTTTAGAGGTTCGTTTATGGTACAGGTAATCTCAAGGTATTCTAAGCATTGAGCCTGTTTTCTATACATGTTAACATAGACATTTTGTCTGAATCCGTCATCTTGAATCTCTACGGATTTAACCCGAGATTCAGGGCCCATAAGCTCATTATAGGTTTCAGCTACGGTTGATGGCTTCATTTCTCGGATAATTTTTTGAGAACCTTCTTGAATTTAGCCATGTAATAACAGTCTTTGGTAGGGCATTTACCGTCAGGTGTAATGTTTTCATTGGCACCACACTTGGTCATGCCCGTTGCTTTGTAAGGACAACACTTACGATGTGCTGCACATGCAGCCTTAAATTCTACTGTACTCATCTCTGTATTTCTATTACACCACCTTCAGGATTAACTACCAATAATATCTTGGTGCCATCGGCCTTGGTTAAATAATATCCATAGGCCTTTATTTCATTGTGAAGACCTTTGAACAATATCTCGTAGTCTACATGCTGGGTTTTTAACAGCTTTATATCAGCTGCCTTTGCTTTGTTTACACACCCTATAATAAACCCGGCTATAATGAAAAGGATAGCAACTGCTATCATTACTTTTACCATTATGACTATGGCTCTCACTGGATTATTCATAATATTCTTTTACTTTGGTTAAACGGCATTTGAATTTGAACGGCATTACATAGTCTCCCCACCACCCCGATAGAGGTAAAATACACCCGATAATGGCATAGTAGTAGAAAGTTTTTGCAACAAATTGCTGTTTCTCATCGTCCCAAAAAGTATCTACTCTAGCATCTTCATCTGTTGCAGGGTCTACATATACCCAGTGATATGACAACCTGATAAATAACCATTGTAGTATCAGGATGTTTATCCATCCAAGGATAGTCATACCAAATACTTTCTTCCATACCCAGCTGTTTGTTTGCTTTACTTTTTTTCCCATAATCCGTATGTTGGTTGAATGTTTTTAAGTCGATGATATATGTCCAGAGTTTTCCATATTGACTCTGCTTGTTTTATTACTACATCCTTTGCCTCCCGATGAGTACTAAAGGTATTCCATAATTCCGGAGTGTAGTTGAGACATTCCATACATTCAGGTTCTCCCTGCACATGTTTTACCCTTATGTAGAAATAAACCTCTCGGTCTATTATGTGACCAATACGTTCCCCCTCGAATAGAATCTGAGCTTTTGGTTTGAAGTCGAATACATTTTTACTTCTGGTACCGTGAACGTATTTGTTTACTTTGAATCTTACTATCCCTGCCATATCAATCCATGTTTCTTTCAAAGTATTCGTAGAAGTCCGCATCCTCAGTTAACTGGTCCAGTAATTCCTCTACATCCATATCCAAGTATACTGATGCCCCTGATACTTGTAAAGTTATCCCAGAACCATAACTGCCAGAAGACCCATGAAGTTTTAACTCCTTGGGCCTTTCTCCGGTATATTCATCTCGATAATGAATAATACCTTTAGAGTAATCATAACTCTTTACCTCGGATAAATGCCTGGATTCATCCCAGTTTTTCCAGTGAGGAGTTGCATCAGGAGTGGGTGGAACTGTTTTACCATCCCACAGTATGCAGACTACGCAGAAGGCTGATACTCCTATTACCATCCTCTTTGCAGCTTCCCAAAGGGTCTTGGCCTCATCTGGTTCTCCGTCTGGTGTGTAATATCTTTTCATAGTTTCAAATTGAATATCCAACAAATAAAACCGAATATTAACAATACTATTGAAGCCGTACCATACAATATAAATAGGGGTTTAGCGGCTTCCCACATAGGGTCTCTCTCTTTCATAATCTTTTTCCGGCATACTTATTCCGGATTCTTTTTTCAAATGATTTACCTACTGATTCTCCATTTTGGATATCCTCTTTGAACATCCTGAAGTCGAACTCTGATACCGAGTTGTATTGGTATACCTTTTCTCCTTTGAAGGTAATGGTGATATCTCGGGTTTCATCATCCATCACTACCTTCATAATTCTGGATGACCCCGTAATTTCAAATGTCTTTTTCATCATTACTGTCTTTTAAGCTCAAAAGTGTTAAGTCCCATAGCTACCACATTATTTTCTTTCCTGAGTGCTTGACAGGTAAAGAAAATATCCCAGAGAGTGAAGACAGAATCAGAACTCATTTCCATCAAGTCCTCTTCCATCATATAGAGTGTACTCATTATGGTATTAAACCACCTGTTATTTAACCCCTTTACCAGCATGGTTTCAATATCTTCATACCTATTGTTAAAGGTATCTCCCTGAACCCTTTGAAAGGCAGCTATATATTCCCTGGCCATGGATTCCACCGCTTCTAGAGAAGTCCCATAGCAGGGGAATATAATTTTCCATTTATCTAAGCTCTTATCCTCTAAAAGGGATTCCAGCGCCTGAATATGCACATCCATAATCTGATTCCATATTTCCTGGGCAGATAATCGCCTTTGCAATTTCAGTTTGATACAACCTCGGTTTATTTTCATTTTAATCTTCGTTATAGATATACAGAATCTGATGGTTCCTATCTAACTCCTTTTCCAAATACTCCCAATGAGTATTGTGGTCTATATGGATATTGACCCTATAATCATCCATTTCTTTGGGTAATAAATCCAGATAATCTTTCAAATCCTTTACAGTAGTGAATTTTGGTTGTCCCATACTTATTTTATTTCGTTATGCAAATATAATAATTATTATTATAATATGCAAATCAATTTCAGTGGTGTTGTATAGGTTAGTTCAACAAAGAACCCCGAATCTATATTAGGTTCGGGGTAAGAGGTTTCATAAACGATTGCCTATCGGGTTAATCCTCCTCTTTCTTTGTCTTCTTTTTCTTCTTTTTCTTCTTGTCCTTGCCTTCTTTCGAAGGTTTGTCGGCCTTCTTTTCCTTGGCCGACTCTTCTTTCTTGGGAGCAGCCGCCGGAGCACCTGATGCCAACTCTGCAGCATACTTCTTGCCCTCGGCCTCGGCCTTCTCTTTGGACATGGTCTTCAGAAGAGTACGCATCTTCTGACGGTACTTTTTCTTCTGGTCGGAGGTCATCTCCTTGCCATCTACCATTGGGTAGTCGTAGGCATTGGGAGTGCTGGTGACCTTTTCCTTCTTGGGATGAGCCTCGGGCTTCTGGTTTTTCTTTGCCTTCTCTATGGCCTTCTCTTCCGTAGCTGCCCGAGCCTTTTTGTTCCCGAGATTGATGATGTCTATCCAAGCCTGGATTTTCTTTCGTGAAAGCCGGTGAGCAATACGGATATTTGCAGGGATTGGGTACTCCCGAAGTACAGTTCCATCCGCTCAGGCTG